GAATAGGGGTATCCCAAGAGAATAGGGGTATCCCAAGAGAATAGGGGTATCCCAAGAGAATAGGGGTATCCCAAGAAAGAAGGGGTTATGGCAGACAACAAGCCAACAGTGCACGAAGCACTATCCAAGGTAATGGGCGAAGTGCAAGCCGTCCGCAAGAACAGCAAGAACCAGGCACAGAAGTTCCTCTTCCGAGGAATCGACGCCGTCATGAACGCCGTCGGCCCCGCACTACGCAAGCATGGGGTCATCATCATCCCCGAGGACGTCGACGTGCACCGCTCCAACGGAACAACCGCCAACGGGAAGCAGACCGCCGAGGTGGTCGTCAAGGTCACGTACCGGGTCTACGGCCCGGGGGGTGACAGCATCCACGGCCGGGTATCAGCAGAGGCGATGGACTTCGGTGATAAGGCGGTCGCGAAGGCGATGAGCGTGGCGTACAGGACGTTCCTGTTGCAGGCGCTCACCATCCCGACGGACGAGCCGGACCCGGACGCGGTCGCTTACGAGAGGGGGGTGGCCCAAGAGAATAGGGGTGCCCCAGGGGGACAGGGGGCTCCCAGCAGCGGAGGGGTCTCCCAGGAGACTGGGGGTATCCCATACCGGAGTGCCGCAGAACAGTGCGGCGTGATCTTGGAGGTGTTCTGCCGCCAACACGGCCTCAACGGCGATGAGGTACGCAAGGAGTATTTCAGTGCCGGGGGCAAGGCCATACCAGACATGCTGCGAGCATGGCTACAGCACAACTACAGCATGGGCAAGCCCCAAGCCGAGTAAGGAAAGGAACAAGAGATGACCGACAAGCAGGATGCCTTGAGGCGGGCGGCAGTCGCCTCACACCTAGCCAGAGTGGCCTCCCAGGAGAAGAAGAAGGCTCTGGCTGAGCTCGAAGAGCTCATGGGGCCGGGCGAGTCCGCCAAAGCTCTATTCGATGGGGAGGAGATCGGCACCGTCAGCGTCACTAGGGGCGCGCCCCGCTACCAGGTGGTCGACGAGGACGCCCTCGTCACCTGGCTGGAGTGGAACAAGCCCGACGCTGTCAAGCGAGTGCCCGCCCCCTGGTTCACCGCGACCGCCAATCTGGACGCGTTCGTGAAACAGACGGGGGAGATTCCGGACGGGGTTGAGGTCGTCACCCCCGACGCCCGTATCTCTGCGCGCGTCTCCACCCGGCAGGCAGACACACTCCGGGAGCTCATCGCGACCGGGGACATCAGCCTCCTGGAAGGAGACAGGCGGGGAAACCCCATTGAGGAGGAGGAATGAGCTACTTCATCGCGGATGAGGCCGACACTTCCAAGATCACCTATGACAAGGGGGAAGGAGCTGGCCCGGGCACGATCACCATCCCGAAAAACGTGTTCGTGGACACCCTCACCGTCAGGTCGGGTGCCCACGTTCGTGTCGACGGGAACGTCAATGAGCTCACCGGGAACCCGGGAATCGTAGACGGCCAGGGCGTCATCAATAACGTGAGGGGCGCCGAGTGCTACTCGATCGAAGGGAACCTATACGTCACTCTCATTGAGCAGTCGGAGGTCAAATGGTGTGTCGCTTGTGGCACCGTGGAGGAAATCCGTGGCTCCACGGTCGCGTCCATCGACCGGGCTACTCGCGTTAGACTTGTCGTGGATTCCCGGGTTGACTTGCTGACTGGTGCTGCCACGGTCAACAGGGTCGAGGACAGCCTCGTGCTCGCGGCTTTCGGCCAGAGCCGGATCGATGTCCTGGACTCTGACGCGGCGGTCACGCACCTGTCTAGTAGCGCGATCATCTCGTGGGCGACGGAGGGGTCGCTCGTTGGTCTCGCCGATGGGCAGTCGACTGTCCGCTACCTGTCTGGCACTGTCCAGTCGGCTCGCGGCGCCGCGCTGGTGCTGTGCGGGCCGGGTGGGGGTGTGAAGCACATGGGGAGTGCCGCGGTCGTCGTCCAGACGGGAGCCAATTGTGATGGGAACACCCCCTCACATTCGGATGCGTATGTCCCTGACGGTGACGGCATCCTCGCTTACAAGGCGACAGGCATGGATGGTGTGAGCGGACAGCAGTTCAAGCACCCCACACGGTGGGTGCCTGGTGCGACAGTGCAGTCCCATGAGTGGGCCTGCACGAATGGCGGGCCGGGCTTGTACTTGTCGCCCACGATCGCGGACGCGATCAACTGGTCCCCCGGCAGTGGGCAGCGCCGGTTCTTCCTGTGCCACATCAAGCAGGAGGACGCCGTGTTCATTGATGAGGGGCGGGTCAAAGCGCCGCGCGCACGCGTGATCGTCGAGGTGGATGGGAGGGGGAACCCCCTTGAGCCGGTGGCTTAGACGCAAAGGGCGGCCGAGGCGTACGGGGCCGTCGACGGAGACGCGGGAGGCCGTGTTCCGCCGTGACGGTGACCGGTGCGTACGGTGTGGCATGTTCGTGCGCACTTGGGGTGCGAGCATCCAGCACCGTAAACCTAGGGGCATGGGCGGGTCGAAGGACCCGTCCATCAATTCTGCCGCGAACCTCATCGTCCTGTGTGGGGATGGGGTTCGGGGTTGCCACGGCTGGGTCGAGTCCCATAGGGACGCGGCTCATGCTGCGGGCTGGTCTATCCCCTGGTGGGAGGACCCAACAACCGTTCCGGTCACGTACTGGGACGGACGCAAGTACACGCTGACAAGCGAAGGAGACAGGAATGCTGTTCATGCCGATGCCGATGGGACAGGGCTGGATTAGGCAGCATTGGCCATGGATGACTGAGTGCATCCAAGGGCAGTGGCAGGGTGTGCCGTACCGCGTTTGTGGCCGCTGACCACCACGCGGGCGCCCCGGGCTTGTTTTCCCGGGGCGCCCCCATAACGAAAGGAAACGAACATGATGGGAATGGTATCCCCCCTAACGCGGAGTACGAAGCTGAGACAGGAACCCTGCGTGTCCCAGGACGACGAAGACGATGACTTCGATGAGGACGACTTTAAGGCGCTGCACGACTGCTGCGAGCAGTGCGGAACCGACTGGGAGGACGACAATGAATGACACTATTGCTGAGTTGCAGGAGCGGCTCGACGATTACACGGACGTGGTCCTCATGGAGATCATCGAGGATGCCGAGTTCGGCTATCTCCAGGACCTCCGCAACCTCGCGGAGGAACTCGACGGGATGGAGGAACGATGATTCACGTATACGCAGGCGTCGTGAGCGTCGTGCTGGCGATTGTGGCCGCCTACGCTGCCGCTATTCGTGTCCGGGTGGAGGACCTGACCATGGAGGTGCGGTCACTGCGCCGGTCACGATCCAAGTGGGAGTCACGCACCATGGACTACCAGCGCGGGGTGGACCACCTCGTGAACGTTTACCAGCGAGACGTCCACAAGCTCCTCAACCACAGTGTGGCCCTCATTGGGGAGCCGATCATCACGTGGGATTTGGAGGAGAAATGATGCAGACAGCCGTCATCACGTTCCTGTGCGTGGTCGCCTTCCTCGGCTGCTGGAATCTCAGCACGATCGCCGTCTCCATCAATAACCAGCGCAAGGAGACGGCGCGACTCCGGGAGGAGCTGTCCCTCGTGCGGCTGTCCCTGAACAAGGCGAACTCTGCCGTCGCTGACCAGGAGGTGCTCCTCAAGGAGTTCCTCAATCAGGGTGGCCGCTAGAGTGGCCGCATGAGCAGAAACAGGCGCAGCGCCAAAGCCGCTGGGGCGCGGTTCGAGAGGGTCGTCGCTGACTACCTCGCTGAGGAGCTTGACGACGACAGGATCGACCGCGCCCCTAAGGCTGGGGCGAAGGACAAGGGCGACATCGCCGGGGTCCGCATGGGTGGCCACAAGATCGTGATCGAGTGTAAGGACGTGTCCCGGATGGACCTACCGAAGTGGACGCGTGAAGCCCAGGTGGAGGCCGGGAACGCGGGCGCTCTCGTCGGTATTGTTGTCCACAAACGCCACGGCGTGGCCAAGCCGGGCCAGCAATGGTGTACGATGACACTGGAAGACTTAATGACACTCCTGAAAGGAAGCAGACGTGAGTGAGTGGCTCACACGCAAAGAGGCAGCCGAACTCCTCGGCGTAAGCCCAAGAACCATCATCCGCATAGCGGAGCGCAACGGCATCCCCACATACAAGAAAGAGGGGAGCGTGAAAGTCCTCTACAAGAGGAATGACTTCGCGCTATTCGTTCAGCCTAGGAGGAAAAATGGCAATTGAAACCGTCACTACGGGAAACTTAGTGTCGGACCCTGAAGTCCGATTCACGCCCAACGGCAAGCAGGTCACCGAGCTTCGTATCGGGGCCACCTACAGTCGCCGCGACAAACAGACAGGCCAATGGGAAGACGAAGGCGACCCGCTCTTCGTCACCGCCTCCTTCTGGGGGGACGGCTATGAGCACATCCATAGCCTACGCAAGGGGGATAGAGTGGCCGTCTCCGGCCCCCTCAAGCTTAGGTCCTATCAGACCCAGAACGGGGAGACCCGGGAATCCCTGGAGCTCATCTTCCCGAGGTTCCTCGGCAGCACCCCCAAGAAGAACCCGCAGACCAGCTTCCAGGCCCCCGCCGGAGGCCAGCAGCAAGACCCCTGGGCACAGGGAGCACCATTCTGATGGAATGGAAAAACATGAACTCCCGAGAGAAATCGGAGTTCCTAGAAGCCTGCGCGGTAACGGTGTTCGTGGTTGGGGGCCTATTCCTCGCTGCCACAATCGCCTACTTCGCACCCTGGCCCTTCAAGATCGTCATGGCCGCAATCACCGCCGGGGCTCTTCTGAGTCTCGCATCCAACTACTACAAATTCCGATAGAAGGAGAATCATCATGGCTCAATGGCCCGAATCGCACGTCATTGTCATCCTCGAAGCCGAAGCTCGGGGCATCAGCGTCCCCCGCGGCACCGTCGCCCTCCGTGACCCTGAGGACGGCATGTACCTGGCAACCGGCCTGGAGAACGGGCGCCTATGGCTCGGCCCGCGTGTCGACCGGATCACCTCTTGGATCGACATCAACCTCGAGAATGTCGTGTCCGTAGATGGCGTAGCTGCGCCCCGGCTTACCCCGTTGATGGCCCGAGAGAAGATCATATCCGAGGTCCTTTCTCTTGAGGACAACGGGGCACGTAACTCCCTCTGGTGGCCCACAAACGAGCTCGCCGAAATGGACAACACCAGCAGGGGCCCCGTAGCGCAGGCGGTCTTGAGCGCCTACCACGAGTGCTCCTACTTCACTGACAACATCGCTAGCAAGGCAGTCGAGGCCATGCCGGTAACCTTCGAGGACGTCAGGGCCGCAGCCATGGAGGCGGCGGCCGACGGCAGCGCGGACACCGTCGACGACTATGCTGTGAAGCTCACCGCTTACTGGCTTCAGCTCGTCAGTTGACCTCGTTCCCCCTCAAGCGCACGGTCACCCTCCCTCACTCACGGGGGAGGGTGATCTGCGACGCCTGCTACTCCCCAATCCCTCAAGGACAGCAGTATCGGCGTGACACATGGAAGGACGGCACCCACCACTTCACTATCCGGTACTGCCCGGACTGCTGGCTCATCCTCGACGAGGTCGAGGCCCACACACAGCCCGACTATGGTGGCCCAGACGCCGAAGACTACGAGACCTGGGCCGCCGCGCATATAGACGAAGAGAGGTCCCAGAAATGGATTACAAGGGCTTTCCCAGACAGTTAGCCGTCGGGCATGGAGACAATCCCATCCTCCTCGGCGTAGACCGAGTGTGCCTGTCCCTCACGCCCGAACCGAGATTCGTGGTGCTCTACAGGAAGCGCGGCGTTCTCGTGCAGCGCTTCAACCAAACCGGCGCCTTTGTTATCGGCGAATGGGAGCTCCTCCCCGATGACATTGGGGTGCCGGACGCCGACATCTGGCGTCTACGCATCTCAGCTGCCGGTGTCATCCGACAGCAGTGCTACGGTCGCCCCGAGTGCAGCCTCGGCCAACTCGAATGGTCGCTCGTCGAGTTCATGAAGATTTGCAACGGGCTGGAGCTCCAGGAGTTCCTCACCAACCGTGCCGAATACCAGCACCTCATGCCCGGCTACACGAGCGGCACGGAGCGCTTCACAAGCCGGAAAATCAACGCGGAGGCCATCCCATGGTGAACATTAAGCTCGTGGGCTACATGTGGAGAGCCCAGATCGAATGCGCACAGTGCGGCATCGCCCGCATCACCCAGATGCACGACCGTGCCCGCCCCTGGGTGACGGTCGAGTCAGAGATCAAAACCACGGCCCGCACGCTGGGCTGGAAGATAGGAAGAGAGGAAGCCACCTGTGGAGCCTGTAGAAAGAACATTCATCGTCGTGACCGCTAAGGTCGTGTTCCGCCCCTGGGGGCGCATCCTGTGCCGCAGGTGGAAGAAGGCCGGGTACAGGACGGCTTATGTGCCTGTCTCGGCTTGCAAGGCGCTCGTTGCGGCAGTAGACTGTGACTAACGGTCGGGATTGGGACTGTTAGTTGGGTGGATCGGTGGCCCGGGGTTGAGAGAGAATCTCCCCCGGGCCACTTCCATATCCCCGATCAACCGGCCTTCGTGACCTTGATGTCGTGGATAACGACCGGCACCTTGCCGGGGGCGGGGGTCTCCAGGTAAGGCCCCCACTGCTCGGCGAACTTGAACATGCCGATGTGCTTATCGATGTCCATCGGCGTGATGCGGGCCTTGTAGAGCTTGTTCTCGCCGGGGAAGGCGCGGAACTTCACGAACTCCTCCCCCCTGCGCACTTCAGTCAGGTCCTCAGCTGCCCACAGGCGGCCGATGCGCAGAGGCACCATGGCCTCCTCGTCACCCTCTCCGGAGCCGTGGTAGGAGTAGCGAATCTCGATGTCCCAGGTGCCCCTGGCTGAGCGCATCTGCTCAGGGGCTGGGTGGATTGGGGTGTGGTCCTTGTCCAGGACTACACCGTCCCCTGCGGGGGATGCGGTGACGCCGGGCCACTCGGCTACGGGCGGGAAGGCGTTCTCGTTGCCGCTGACGGGAGTCGACGGGCGGACGATGATCGAGCCCACCGGCGTCCCCTCCGGGACGGACACGCCCGGGTCGAGGCGCAGCAGGCGCGGGGTAGCCGCGACTGTTCGGGACAGTGCGTCGACAGTCTGTGAGGCGGCCGTGGAAGATGTCTCCGCCGACGTTGAGCGGGCCTTGGCCTCCTCGGAGACGGCCTTGGCGGCGGTGGCCGCAGCCGACGCGTTGGCTGCGTCGGTGCGCACAGCAGCGATCTGGGTCTCCACCTGGTCGCGGGTGGGTCGCAGGCCGATCGCGTCGAGGAAGTCCTTGCGCGTCACGTACTGGGCCGGGTCAGGGGCGCCGTCGTCGACCTTCACCCTCCCCGTACCGATGTTGATCGTCACCTGCGAAGGGCCGCAGGCGCAGTCGGCGGAACCCTTCGGAGTTGCGGGAGTATCGTCAGTCATTTCTCTCCTTGTCAGGCTTGAATCTCGAAAGTAGCTGGGACCTCGGTGGCCCCATCCCACACGGTCACGGATACCGGAATCTCGGTGGCCCCATCCCAGACGTAGCCGAGAGGGCCACCAGGGGTGGGAGCCTCGTAGACCTTCAGCCAATGGAAACGCACATCAGTGGAAGGCCGTACCGAAATCGAGGGGAGCCATTTCTCCGTCACACTGGCGGGCAGCTCGAACTCAACAACAACACGGCTCTTCTCCGCGGCCGGAAGTCGACGGTCGAAGATCGCGACGTCACCGAGCTTCACGTTCGCGGCCGTGAACTTGTTGATGACGACCCACACGAGTGCCTCAGCGTCGGCCGTGTACTCGTACTCGACGACCCACTTCCGCCCACCGGCGGGAAGAGCAAGATTGTCATAGGGGGTGGTCGAGGACCCAGCGCGGATGAGCGCCCCGTCACCGTCCTGTTCACCGTTTCCGCGCCACCATTCCCCGAAGGCGGGGAGCCTACTGTCTGCCATTAGGCGTCCTTCCTGATAATGATTGTGCCCGCCGGAGTGCCCGCGGGGATCGCCTCATGCTTCCCCAGAGACAGAACCCTCGGTCGGCCCCTAAGCTCATCTACCTCCAGCTTCATGGGCAGGTAACCCCGGAGCCAGGGGATGACTAGCTCCTGAACATGCGTTGACGGGGGGTTCTCATAGGGGTTGCCGACTGGCTCCCACTGGCCGCCCTGCTGCGGGTCCTCACGCAGCTGCCCGTCGGTAATGTACAGGTGGGCGATGCCGAGCTTGTCAGCCTTGTCGAACACCCGCCGGTAGTTCTCCGACGTGACTCCGTGCACGACGGCCCACCAGCGTGTGGCCGGGTAGGCGGCCATGTGGGCTGGGAGGATCGGGGAGCCTGGGTCGTCGGTGAGGAAAGCGGCGGCGTCCTTCTCGAACATCATGCACACGTTGAAATCGAGCTTGCACATGTCCTCGCTGATATTGGCGCCGGTGTTGACGACGATGAGGAAGTCCTTGCCGTACTTCGCGCGAATCTGGTCAATGAGTGATTTGTACGCCGCGACGCGTCCCGCCTGGGCGCCCCAGCCGGTGATGGTCTCGTCAAGGAACACACCTTGACACACGTCCTTGTACTGGGTCTTGGCTTTCTCCAGCTGGCCAAGGATGTACTCGGGCGTGTACTTGTCGACGTTGGGGATATTGTTGCGTCCCTCATCCCCGGGGGGGAGCGTGGCTGCGAGGTACTGGGTCTTCACGTAGAAGACGGCGCGCTTCGCGCCCGCGTTCAGGGCGAGGCGGGCCTGGGTCTCGAAGTCCTTCTCGTAGGTGTCCCAGTTGCCACTGTTGCGGTTAAGGATGACGATGCCGAGGCTCCCGGCGAACGCGAGAATCTTCGCCCATTTCGAATCCCCCTGGGCGGTCTTGTAATAGTCCGGCCAGAAGTAGGTGACCGGGCTGTAGTAGCGTTCACCGACGTGGAACGGTGAGGTCGCGGCCGAAGCGCGGTCGGCCTGCGCTGCCACGGCCTTGAGCTGCTCAGACGTCGCCAGCGGGGCCAGCTCAGCCTTAGTGGCGTAGGTTGCGAGCTCGGCCTTCGTAGCCGCATCGTTGAGGCGGCGGCCGAGGTTGCCGAACTTGGTGTCGACGTCACGGGAGACGGACTGGATATCCTCCTTCGTGGCGTACCCGGAAAGGTCGGGCGCTTGGCCGCCGCCCCCTAGCTGAGCCTTGGCCAGAGCCTCTTTCGTAGCGTAGACGCTGGCCGCGTCCGCCCGCTTCAGGTAGTCCGACAGGGACTCCTTCGTCGCATACGTCTCCCCTACAGCCGTCGTTGTGGCATACGGGGCGAGGTCAGTCTTCGCCGCCTTCTGCGCAAGGGAGGCCTCGACAGTGGAGATGCTCGAACGTAGCGAAGACTCCGTCGTCGACAGAGAATCTCTGGTCGCATAGGTGCGTCCGGCGGTCTCAGACGTGACGTAGGTGGCGAGCTCCGCCTTAGTGGCCGCAGCATCAGCGACAGTCGACACGCCGTCGATGCGGGAGCTGAGAGCACCGTCGGCTGCCTGCATCTCAGCCTTCGTCGCGTACCCGGACAGGTCCGGAGCCTGGCCACCCATCTGCGCTTTCGCGTCCTCAAGCTGCCTCTTGGTGGCGAACACTTCGTTCGCCTTCTGCGTCGAGTACCAGGTCAAATCTGTCATGGTTGTTCCTTCCAGGCTAGGATACCGGCCCCGATCTCAATGACCTCGCCCGGGACCTCCGACTCAAGAATGCCGCCGCCCACGTGGCGAACGCGCCTCTTCCCCGGCTTACTGTCCTCACCCCAGCGGGCGGCGATGATGTCCACCAGGTCGATTGTTTTGTTCGCGAGGAGGCGCGCACGATAGAACTCCGTGACACCCGTGTCACCGGGAATCTCGATCGCGATGAGATAGTTCGTCTCCTCGTCCGGCAGGGACTCTGGGGCTGCGATATTCGCCCAAGGGTTCCCCGCCATGTCTGTGAGCACCCCCTCGGGGGTGAAACGGGCGGCCGCATAGTGTGCGACCACGCTGCGCCTGCCGCCCTCCTCGACCGCCTGGTACTGCTTGTCGGGCACGAACGATATCGTCCCCATACGGCCCAGGCCCTCGGGGCCGATGACCCGGCCCGTTACTTTCGCGTACCCAGTCACGAAGCCTCCTTCGACTTGACCCTATCGATCCTATCGTGAAGACTATCGACTTCGTTGTAAAGATGAGACCTGTCAGCCCTCGCGTCGTTCCGGACGCCCTCGATCTGCCCCTCCAGGCTATGGAGACGCGCGCCCTGGTCGCGGACCGTCTCCCGGATGCCCTCAAGGTTCTCCGCGAGCACATCCAGGCGATCCAACACCGTCCCGAACTTCTTGTCCAAGTCATCCCTCAGGTTGGTTTCGTGGCTGTTGTGCACCCCGTCCGCCGCCGACTCAGCGGCGTTCGCGGCCCTCACTAGGTGAACGTTCATGCGGGAGAGCCTATCGTCAGCTTCCTTCTGCTGCCGCTTCAGACGAGTGGTGAGGCGCGCCAGGCAGGCGGCCAGCAGAGCCACCGCGGCCGCGACCAGGTCCGGAGACGTCAAGACCGCCATGATCGGGCCGACCGGCCCTGCCGACCACATGCGTTAGCCTGCCACGTGGGTGGGCGTGTGAGGGGGCTCCGCGGTAGCGATCGCGGTGTCAGTGCGCCGCGCATCCCCGATGGACGTCAGCACGGACAGTAGGACTGCCGTAGCCGTGATTGACAGGGCAGACTTCACATCCCAGTCCAGGATACCGACACCAACAGTCAGTGTGGAGGCGAGGACCTGAGCGAAGGTCTTGAATGCGCGCTCAAACACGCCGTTCCAGAAAGTGCGGGTGAACATGACTACTTCTTCTCCTTCAGGGCCTTAGCTACGGCCTCGTCGATCATCTTAGGCAGCTCGGATACGACCTCCAGGAGAGCCCCCTGTGCGGCTAGAGCCGACTGCTCACGCCACTTGTCCTGGAAGGTCTCCCACCCGACAGCGCCCATGGTGATGGCGCGCTCGAACTGGTGCATGGTTGCGTTGGCTGTGTCGGTGCCGGTGTCTTCGCGGGCCTCGTTCGCGTCGTAGCAGATGCGGTCGTAGAAGTCAGGCCACAGGAACTTCGGCTCACCGAGCGCCTGCTTGTACGCCTCCATGATGATGCCGCTGACGCGCTGCACCTGACAGCCGTCGCGAATGATCGCGTACTCCTTCTCAGAGTCGCGTTCGGTGTAGATGAAGAGCATCGCTCTCCTTCCAGCAGCTAGGGGGCGGGACCTCCGCCCCACCCCCTAGTCTACTCGAACATGTGTTCGATCATGATCCCGGGTCATACATAAGTCGACCGGTGTCCGCCCAGGACCGGTTCAGGGCCTCCTGGAGGACTGCGCAGGTGGCGCGCCCCCACTGGCCGTCGATGAACTCGGCCGCCGTCCAGTCCGGGGCGAACCGCCGCCACACATCAGACTCGGGCATGCCCGGCACCCAGTTCCAGGCCCAGAACTGGAACGCCGTGTAAATGTCAGACGTCCAGGCCCCATCGAGGGCGAGGGCGGACTTCCCGATGATCCGCTGAAGGATATCCGGGCCGACGGCGTCATTCAGGTAGCGGGCAAGGTTCGCGACAGCGAACGGCTCGCTATAGTCCCACGCCCCGAGGACGCGGCGGAACCGGCGGGCGGTGGGCGGGTCCCAGATGCCGTTCACCTGGATCACCCCGTACCCGTCAAGGGCCTGGTTCGCTGGGGCGGGTGAAACCATAGAGTCCCAGTGACTGTCGTAGCCGTGGAACCGGTTCAGGTCCAGGCTGCCGCCGTAGTTCTGGAGGTGACCGTCCTCCGTGTACTGGTGTATCAACGGCTGCCCCCAGTAAGGGGCCTGCGGAATCTGGGGGTCGCCCCAGCCGTCGTAACGGTCGGAGTAGTAGGCGCCGCCCGCGTACCACAGTGGGTAGCGGGCCGAGACGTTGCTCCAGTCGTAGCCCCGACATGCGGACCCGTTCATGTAGATGCCGGGCGTGGCCCCGGTCAGGGAAGCGACCTGGTCCAGCCAGGCGCCCGCCCAGCCAGCACCCTGCCCGACGGCGTCCGCCTCCCAGTCGAGCCAGAACGTGGCCCGGCCGATATAGGCGCTCACGGTGTTCACGAAGAACTGGGCCTGCGCGTCAATGCTTCCGGGGCGGGCGAAGTGGTAGAAGCCGATCCGCTTCCCCGCAGAGAGGGCCTCAAAGGCCTGCGTGTGCATATACGGGTTGACGTAGTCGTCATCCTCGGTGGCCTTGATGATGACGAAATCCGAGGGGATAGCCCCCAAGTCCGCGGAAGACTGGTGCGAGGACACGTCGATCCCGAACGCGATGCTCTTCGACGGCGGGGGCGGCGGCGCCGGGGTAGGAGTCCCCTCCGGGGCCGCGTGGGCGAACTCAGGCCACTGGGCCACGAACGTCGCGTCGTCGAACCGGTGGCAGGAGGTCCAGGTCCCGCCCTGAGTGTTCGGGTGCGAGGAGTACCGGCTGGTCCTCGTCTCCTCGCCCGTCTGGTCTCCCGGCTGCCCGAAGATAGTGCCGTTCTCGGCGATCCACGCCTCTGAGACGAGGGGGTCGCTACCGTCCTCAACAACGACGACGACGTGGCCGGTACCGCCCTCGTTCCCCGCTGAGAGGATGATGTCCCCGGCCCGGAAGCCCCCGAGGGGGCACAGGTCGGAGTCGTTCCACGGCACCTCCGGGAAGCCTCGGGCCTCCAGGCCGCCACGCATGTTCCCGGTCCAGTAGTTGTCGATCTCCAGTAGGGCCGCGTGCCCCCACGGCACCCCGTAGGCGACGTGCAGCCCATAGCAGACGCATCCGCACGCCAGGGACGAACAGTCCGCGTTCTGCGGGGTAGTCACGTAGCCGAGCTCGTCGGCATTCGAGAACCAGGAACGCCGGTCGTCCCCCTGGCTGTACCCAATGTCCGCGACGTCAGCCAGATACCTGGCCTGGGCGGCGATAACACTTCCTACACTCACTTGGCCTCCTTCTCAGCCTCCAGGTCGGCCACACGCTGCTCAGCGACCACAGCCCTACGTGTCAGGGTCGCGATCTCCACAGTCAGGGCGTTGATGACCTTCACGGCGTCTACCTGCGCCGAATCAGCATTCATGGTGTCTCTCTTTCTTGTTGAGTGTCCTCGGGCGGGAGGGGCCCGCCCTCGTTGATCTGTTCCTCTATCCCGGCCGGTGGCGGCTCCCCCTCAAGGGGGATCATCCCCTTGTCGGGCTTCTCGATCCATAGGTTATCGTCGGCCCGATCCTCCAGGATGGGTTCGCCGTCATCCCCTACCTCGGAGTCTAGTCTCCGGGCTCCCTTCACGAGGACGGAAACAGCGGCGCCGGGCTGGCCTTGAATCTCCACCCTCCACTTCTCGCCGTCGGGGCCGTACCCACCGCGGACGAGGCTGGCGGACGCCCCATTGGAGGCGAACACCACCCAGGGGGAGCGCTCAGAGGCAATCCACGGCACATACTCAGGCAGCACCCACGTGTACCTACCATCGGCGTCGAGCTCGAAGTTCTCCCAGTACTCCAACCCGTCGTAGGGAGACTCGGTACACCTGTGGGTCAGGTACTTGCCGCCCCGCTTCGCCGACTCAACCGGGACGAGCATGGCGAACGTCTTTCCACCAACCATGGATACGCCGTTAGGGCCGACCCACACCTGCTTGCCCGCCGTGTAGTCCATGCCCACACCATGGTCAGCGCCCCACAGACCACCCGCATCCCACTCAAGGGGCCGGATGAAGTAGTTCCGCTTCCCCACGGTCAGACGGTACTTGTTGTCCGAACTCTTCCCATAGCTGAAGCCCTGGTCGTTCATCCACATGTACACGTCCTTGGCCCGCAAGTTAATGCCGCCAGCGTTGAACGAGAACGACGCGTTAGACACAGGCGTGTACATAGAGATAGCCGCCGTGCCGATCGTCATATACGGAGACCTCCACGACAGATTCTTCTGAATTGGCCCCTGGATAGTAAGCGATGGGTCACCGGTTGAGGCCTTCTCTAAAGAGATAGTCCCATCCCACCAGTCATCCTCAAAAGACCTAAACGAAAGGCCGCACCCAATTTTCTCGCCGTTGGGGCCAACATCCGTCAGCGTGTTCCTGTACACGATGTTGTTAAAGAACACCTCAGACCAAGTGTCGCGGCGACCGAGACGCCCATCCAGAATGATCTCACCGGTAACAGCGTTGACGTCCAGGGACTTCCAGCCCTTAGAGTCATACACCTGGAGACCGTAATCACTGATTTTCAGGCCACGATTCGTTTCTTTACTAGTCTGGATGGTGGCGCCGGTAATGACCTTGCCGTCCAGGGCACCCACCTGAATATTGTCGGCGGAGATCGAGTTCGCGGCGATCATCCCGGCTTTGATCTTCTCGAACTCGCCCTCCTGGGCGGTCATGATCCGCGCCCAAATATGGCGGGCAGAGAGGTCCACGAAGGAGGCGTTACCGGTGACGGTCAGCTGGTCGGTCGTCAGCTCCAGGAACCGGCCGACGTCGGAGGCGATCTTCCGGGCCGCGATCTCATTGATCGAGGCGCTACCGGCCGTGAGCTTGCCGACGTCGAGGTTCGAGATGTGCTCGTTGGTGATCTGCATCCGCTCCCACCGGGAGCCGGTCCAGCGCCACTCGGCGACGATGTCCAGGGTGATCGCGTCCTGTACGCGGCAGGTGTCACCGACGGCCTCCCCATTGAATGGGGGCTCCGTGGAGGCTACGCCCTTGATGTAGAAGACCTGCCCGAACGTCGTGCGCATGCGCCGGACGGCCGATTCGATAGCGGAGCCAGCCAGCTTGGAGGCCGCGAGACTGTAGTTATCCCCAGCCTCCTCCCACTTCCATCCCTTGGGTGAGTAGACGACCGTCGAGTCTGGGGCTGTCCGGGAGTGCGAGGGCGTCGACTGGCCAGGGGACGCGAACCCCGGGCTGGTTACGTACTGGCCGCCCCTAGCCTTAGGGTCCGCTGCGGCCGGGTTCTGGGGGCCGGGCATCAGGACGCCTTAATGATGAAGGGGAACGCAATGTACGGGGGGCGGTTCTCGTGTGCCTGCCCGCCGCCGGTTGCCTTAGCTATCAGGCCGGACATGGACCCCTGCTCAGTCGTGGAGAGCGCCTGCCACCCGGACCCGGCGGACAGGTTCGATACGTACAAGCCGACACCGTTCATCATGGCCGTTCCGGCTTTACCGCCGATGTCGTGCGTGTGGCCGGGGAGCTGCTGGGTCGTGAGGGCGACCTGTGCGACACCGCCGGTCGCGCCGATGGAGTAGGAGGCCCCAGCGCCGGTGGGGAACCGGTCCCGAATATCTGGCACCCTGAAATTATCCCCAGTCGTCGACCCATATGTCGTGCCGATCACGGCGAACAGCTTCGCGTACGTGTTCCGGTTCAACAGCTGACCGTTACACGTGAACCACCCATCCGGGGCGGAGGAACCGGCGAACGGGATGATCGTCCCAACCGGGATGAGCGCCCTCGCTGCCTCCATGATGGCGTCCTTCATGGCCTGTAGGCGGGAGGTGACCGACGAATCCAGGGTCCCGACACGGGTCTCCAGGTTCGTGACACCCTGGGTGGCGGCGCTAATACCCGACTCCATGCGGGTCAGGTCAGAGGCAGTGATGCGAGTCTCACCCACACCAAAGCCGTCCTTCCACTGCTTAGTAGCTACATACGGCTGCACTACTTATCTCCTTCTGCTCGGAGAACGAATACGCGGGCATCAGGAGCCACCCAGATACTCGCCCCAATCTTACCCTCATCCGGAGGGATAGGCCCGGCACTCACCAGCGACTCAGCTACCTGGGTCATTGACTTCGTGAGGTGCTCCATCTCCTTCAGAGTCCCCTCGCGGGCTGCCTGCTGAAGAGCATCCGAGCCCTTGAGCTTATCCTCAACCTGCTTAGCGATAGCGTCAGCGTCAATGTTCTGCTCAAGCTTGATCGTCGCACCCGCCGACCAGTCCGACTTATTCCCGGACCGGTCGTAGGAGCGGAGCTTCACCTCATAATCGCGTATCTCCAGGCCCGCGATCGCTGTCCGCTGCATGGGGGTTGGCATGTCCGTGACGGCCTCAGCTGGCCTGCCGGGGTGCTGGACGCTAACCTCCACGCCACGGTAGTCGAGGGGCATGTTCTCCCCCCGGGAACCCTTGAAATCCCAGTAGACATTCAACACGCCGAGCGTCTGAGACACGACAGGCTTCGACGGAACAGGCGGCGGCTCCACATCGGAGGCCATCGTCGCCTTCACCTCATCCGACCAGTTCCCCACACCGTCATTGTTGGTGGCGCGGACCCAGAACCGCTGCTTCGACCCCGGGGCGAACGGGCCGATGGACGCCTGATTCGACCTGGTGGTGAACGACGGCCCAGCGTTCGCGCCTTCCTCCCAGACTGCGATCTCATAGCCGGTGACCTCGACGGCGACGTTCTGCGTATCCGTCGTTACCGGCCCCCAGGACAGGGATGCGACAGCGGCGGGGAACCCGTTCGCCTGGATGATCGCGCGGGAGGATACCACGAGGCCCTCGGGCTTGCGGGGCCAGTTCTTCTTCACGTCCGGGGTGGGTTTCTGCCCCGTCGGCGTAGTGGCGAGACCGACGATACCCTTCGTGCGCTTCGTCAGACGGCCCAGGAGCGAGTCGAGGACCGTCCCGAACGTCGTGTGCCCGGTGACCCCGTTGGCGCCCTTCGTGATACTGATTTGGACGACTTGGAGCTTCTCCATCCCGCTGAGGCGCTCCACCATGATCCAGTCGCCGAGACGGTAGTCCTCCCACGGGAGGAGGTGCACGTCGGTGGCTTTCCACTCACGCTTGATCTGCTCGCTCACGTGGGCGCCGGATTTCAGGGTCGCCTCAGCCACGAGGCGAGCGGTAGCCTCCAGCTCCACACCACCGGCCTCGACGATCTTCTCGATCCGCCGCATGCTGGTGGGGGCCAGGTCATTGTGGATTCGCCATTTGCGGCCGCCCTCCCCTTTGACGAGGACGTCGGTGCACATGTCCCCCCAGGTCTTCGCCTCGGGGGCGCCGGTGAGCATCGTGGACAGGGGCCAGCGCACGCTTGCCGTGAGGTCGCGGGCCTGGGAGCTGTCTGCGTTGTACACCTTCAGTGTGCGGCCCTGCCACACGGTGTCGATCATCCCCAGGTCACGCAGAGAATCAACGATCTGGAGGATACTGATCGACGGGTCAAAGTACAAGGTGACGATCTTCGCCCACGGGTGGTTCGCCGAGTCGGCCTTCGTCGTACAGTCGAGGGTGAGGCCCTTACCCCAGCCGCGGGCCACGGCAGCGTCCCACACAGTGCGCAAAATCTCACCCGGGTTCCGGGACAGGAACTTGTACTTCCCCTCCTTATCCTCGCTTCCCGCGGGGACGGACCAGACGAGCGCCTCCTTCAGGTAGTCGCTCACGTGGATCGCTTCGACGGTGCGGGAGTCCGTACCCGGATTCTTGATGTTCGACTCGGTCTTCTGGGTCACGAACCGGGAGTCCGGCATCTCACGCCAGTTACGGCCATCGAAGGTCGCCTCGATAGCGACCTCGATCTCCTCCTCCAGAAGGTGCCCGCGGACGGCTTTACTGCTGGGCGCGTAGTTCATCTGGAGGGTCGCCGCCTGCCCCCTAGGACAGGTGACCGTCATGTCCAGGGAGTCGGGGAGGATGCCGATGCGCTCCCCGCCGACACGGTAGGCGACGGCCTGGATCGCCATCCCATGGTGGAAAGCCCTAATCATTAGTACGCCTTCCTGGCCCGGGCGTACCCGGTGCCGCCGGTGACGAGGACGGTGATCTTCCCGTCCGGTCCTGGCGTCAGCCTGAACCCGCCGGGGGACATGTTGATCTCCCCGGACACGTCCGTGTTCGTGGGGGCGATATTCCACCCGTCATGGGCCTGCTTGACCGCATAGTAGGTTGCTACGTCGATGAGGATGCGCTGACCGCCGGTGACGGTGCCGCGCCATGAGAGCGTCGTCCCGGACACCTGGTCCAGGACGGTGACCGCATTGCTCGTGGGCAGCAGCATGATCTGCGCGTCCGCGATGGGGGCGGAGCCGCCGGACAGGAACTTCATGTCGGAGAGCGCCTGCACCGTATACTCGCGGTCCTTCCAGACGCCCTCCACGGCCTCGAACACCGCGACCGTCTCGATGATCCACTCGCGGTGACGGTAGGTCGGCTGGGCTATGCTCTGAAGCCTCACGAGGGCGTCCCTGGCCCCAACGCCGTCGGGCTTGTAGGTGAGGGTGGAGAGGCGGGAAACGCCCCGCAGGCGGGCTTGTAGGGCGATCCAGTTCTGCTCCAGGGCAGCCCGGCTGGTTCCCTCCACCATGAACGCGATCGTCACGGTGAAAGTCCCCCAGACCTCCCCCACCCCGTCAAGCACCCCGCTACGGGAAGGAACTTCCGTAGAAGACAATCTCGGGGCCGGGATAGCCGGTAAGAGCGTCCCCTCCATGACACGCCACCTGCCCGGCTGGTCCAGGTCAACCCCGTCCAGGGCGTACTCGCTGCTCATGCCACCATCCTACAGGGCGCCCGCGAGACGGATACCGTCAGCGACATCATCCCTGGTCTGGGAGTCGCGCTGCGCCTGCGGGTAGTTATTCGTAATGTTGACGACCGTGCCGCGGCCGCGGTTCTCCGCTGGCACCAGGCGGCCACCGACCGTCTTGTTCTCCCCACCGGCCTGCTTCACGGCCTTGCTGTAGTCCCCGGTCACGTTCGCGGCCATCTTCGGGGCCACATCCATCGTCAGGTCACTGGTGAAATCGGTCAGAGAGCTCTTCACATTCCCATAGGACTCCTCCAGGCCCTCCTGGAAGCCCTGCATGACCAGGCGGCCCGCCTTCCTCAGGATGGTCTTATCAGTCTGCTCAGGCCCCTTCCACGAAGGCAGCTTACTCGTCAGCGACTTCAGACTGTTCTGCACCGACGCGAACTTCGACTTCAAACCATCGAGGAGACCCTGAATGACCTTCTTACCGGCATCCCACAGCCACCTTCCCGCGTTGGAGAAGATATTCTTGATGGAGTTCGGCAGCCCCTTCACCGTGTTCACAACCGAAGTGATGTGGTTGGTGATGGCGTTGATGATGCCGTTCCAGGCAGCCGACACGCCGGACTTAATCAGCTCCCACCCGGCACTAATCGCGTTCCCTAGCAACGCCCACGCAGCCTTCGCGATAGCCACAATCATGTTCCCGAAACCTGTCCACGCAGTGACGAAGAAGTTCCAGAACCCGCTGGCAATCTGCTTGATACCCTCCCACACCAAAGACCAGTCACCCTTAATGATGCCAAGCACCACGTTGATGATGCCCTGGATGACCTGCATCGCCGCCGTAATCACGCCAGCGATCGTATTGAAGATCACCGTCACGATCGGCATCAACGCCTGCACAACCGTCCCAATCAGCTGGAACGCCGGAATCAGTAGGCCAGTAATGGCCTCAACGATCGGCGGAATCAACGGGACCAGCGCCGCCAACAGCTCATTGATGATCGGCGCCAGCTGCGTGAACAACTCCTGAAGGATCGGGCCAAGCGCCTGAATCACCGGCATCAGCAACTCACCGAGCTGCTGAATAATCGGGGTCAGCAGCACCGCCAGCTGGGAGAACACCGGCGCCAACTGCTCAATCAGAGTCGCCACCAGCGGCGCCACCGCCGCCAGCAGAGTCCCCATAACCGACGCGACCGCACCGAACGCCTGAGCCAAAGCAGGCATCGCCGGGGCAAGAGCCTGCACCGCCTGCAACACGCCCTCGAAGAACATGATGAGGCCCTCCTGGAACGCCGGGTCCTGAAGAGCCGTAGAGATACCCTTCAACCCCACCTCGATGATCTGCCCAATCAGCGGCAGAATCAGCGACAGTGTTGGGGCCAGCGACACGAACGCCTCACCCAAAGACCCGACCCCGGCGAACGCATGCCCAGCGGCCTCCCCCATGGCGGAGAACACCTGAGTCAGCGTCGACTGGAACAGTGGCCCGTTCACGGCCTTGTTCGCCTTATCCAGGGCCGCGGCGATCGAATCGATCGGGGCTGACCCCGCAGCCATCGCCTTGAACAAGCCACCGATGATCCCCCCGAGATCAACGACGATGTCCTTCAACGTTCCGAACGCCCGGGCTGCGGAGCGGATCGACTGGTCCATCTTCCCCGACTCGGCAGCCTTCGTCGCCCACGCCTCGAAGGAGAACGCGAGGTTGTTCGCCCAGACGGCGATCTCCGGCAGGTACTTCGCACCCACCTCCCCGAGGGTGAGGAGCCCGTTCGTGAACGCCGCCGCGCCCGCCCCACCAACGCTCAGGGCGTCACGCAGGTAGGTCAGGGAACGCTCGAACCCCGGGATGTGGTTGTTAGCGGCCTCCGCCACGGCTGCCGTCATCACACCCATCTCAGCCGCCACCTCAGTGATGATCGGCGTCAGCGCACCAATCGCCCCGGTAGCGAAGTTTCTGATACTCCCAGCTGCCTGATCCCAGAATGACGTCGAAATGGACGCCTGGAGAGCCTCGAACTGCGGCTTCAAGTCCTCCAAAACATCTTTGGCATCCTTCATCGCGGCGATGAAGATACCCACGCCCGCACCAGCTGCGCCCATAACCCCGGGGAGGGCCAGGAGCGCGGGAGTGGCCTTAGCGAGCCCCACAGCGAGGGAGGAAATGATCCCGATACCTCCACCGGCAACGGAGATGATCCCACCGATAGCGGTACCCAGAGTCGCGAACTTCAGGGCGGCCATGTCCAGGTTCCTGAGCATGTCGTTCAGGTTCCGGCCGATGTTCTCGAAGATATTCCCGCCCGCCAGCGCCTTGATCTGCGCCAGCGCCCGGGCGAGGGCCGCTTTCCCAAGGTGAACGTTAATCGTCAACTTCCTGGGCCGCAGCAGCCTCTTCAGATCGAATCTGGCTTTCCCGTCATCAAGGTCAGCATTGACGGTGGCCTTACCATCAAGCTTCTTCAGCTCATGCTTGAGCTTCTTCTTCGACTCCTCAGACAGGTGAGCATCAACGTCGATCTTATGGTGGATTTCCTCGATCCGCTTCTTCAGCTCAGCCTTCGCCGACTTGTTCAGCTTCGCATCCACCGGAATGTCCGCCTTCAACGCGGACAAGGAATGCTTGATCTGCTGAATCGACCGCTCAGACGCGTTGATCTCAGCTTTCACGTCCTTCGCGGCCAGACGAACATCATTCTTGATCTTCGCCAAGTCCTGCGGGCGAGTCGACAGGTTGACCCTCGACCTCAGCCCATCAAGCTGCTTCTTAAGCTTCTGCTTCTGCTCCTCATTCAGCTCAGCACGAACATCAATCTCAGACTTGATGTTCTGAATCTTCTGCTTAAGTACCTGGAGGGTGCGCTGCTCCAGCACCACGCTGGTGTCGATCTTGGCGTCGGTCTTCTCGACCTTCTCCTTCGACTTCTTCAGCGACTCCTCATTGAGGTTGACATCAGCCTTGAACTCAACCTCAAGCTCACCGACCTGCTTCTGAATCCGCTTGAGCTTCTTCTTCAGGTCCTCCGCAAACCGAGAGAGATCGGGGATGACCTTAACGTGAAGCTTACCAACTTCTCCTTTACCGGGCATCCCCGACCTCTCATCCGATTGCCGCGAACACCGCCGCCATCGCGTTAGTGTCCCTAGTTGATACTACTGTGGAGGAATCCTCCTGGAGCGGGCGAGGAGCACGCTCAGCATCAGTGAGCTGAGCTGCCCCCCAACCCGTCGCCTTAGTCTGAAGCGTCTGCCCATCAATGAGAGCATTGAGACGCTCAGAGTCCGCCGAGTAGCCGAACCAGTGGTCCCCGCCCAACTGTTTGGCGCGGTACAGGCTCCACGGCTCATGGGGTAGGCGTTCGAGCAGAGTTTCAACAAGGGGAAGCCGATATGGACCAAACACATCAATCCGGTACAGTGCCCAGAAATCTGCTGCCGCATCAGGGTTCTCCTTGAAGAAATCATTTACAGCCGAACGCCGATGGCTTCCCCCGCGTAAGTCATCGCCAGTTTCATGGCCTCCTGGAGGCCCTTCTCGTCGAAGAACTTGCCCCAACCCTCAAGGTCGGTGACGAAGCCACCGTCCTCCAGGTAGTCCATGAGGTCAGCGAAGTACGCGATATCTTCCGCCGTGAAATCATCGCCAGTCTCAGCGAGCGGCATAACCTTCGCGGCGAGACGAAGACGCTGCGACGCCCTCAGGGAGCTGATCGGCTTGAACAGCTCGCTCCCCTCCATCTCGGAGAAAGCGAGCTCCTGCTCAACAGTGGTGGTCTCTTCAGGCTCCATGTCCTGCTCCTTCTCGGGGTGTTAGGGGTGTGTGACCGGCCTGCCCCCATACACCCCTGAGATAGGGGCAGGCCGGAGAAGATCGGTCAGTTGACCGTGAACTGCTTCGCGTCGGACGCGTCGATGTTGTTCGTGACAACGACGTTCGCGGGACCCTTCGGCACCCCGGCGGGCACGTAGGTAGTGATCTGCGTAGCCGAATCCTTCTCGAAGGTGGCCTCCGTGTTGCCGAACTTGACGGAGCGGACACCATCGAAGTTGGTTCCGGTGATGACGACCTTCGCGCCGACCGTACCGGCCGCGGGGGCCAGGGTCGTGATGGTGGGCTTCGCGGTACCGACACCGGTGGCGACGCGCGGCTCAAGCATCTGGACGCGCTTCTTACCGGAAGCGGGCGACAGCATAGTGCCAGCGATCTTGACCTCGGTGAAGTTGTCGAGCTTCAGGGAGGGCATGTTTCCGGCGAGGGAGACGCGACGGAACAGGAAGCCGCTGACGAGCTGGCCGTCGACGACGACCACGAGGATCGCCTTCTCACTGGAGGCGTCGAGCTCGATATCCCAGGCCCGCTTCACGGGGTCGTAGGTCGACCCGGGGAACGCCACGCGCATGACGTCCTCACCCAAGTTCACGGCGTTGATGGTCACCTTGTTGGTGACGGACTCACGAGTCGAACGGACGCTCTCACGATCCCAAGTGCGCTTGGTGCTCGTGTCACCTCCATCCGTCTCGAACTCAATCAGGTTCTCCGAAGAGGTGTCGCCCAGCCACGTCCAACCGGACGCCTCCAGGGTCGAACCATTCCCGAAAGTGTAGCCGTCGAGATTCGGGGCCTCAGTATCGGGCGCACCGTAGTAGACGTGCCCAATACCGGCGATCTGAATCTTGCTGTTTGCGAGGGTAGCCACTACCCCTCCTTCCTGGCCGTCACCTGAAGCGACGAGACCATATTGGTAAAATCTGCCGTCGTGCCCATATCCGTCTCGGGTGTGGGCAACTGGGTCCACTCAAGGTAGGTGGCCCACCCCTCAGCGGTGACCATCCCGTCCCGCCAAGCCTTATCGAGCGCCATAACCAGGGCGTCACTGGCATCGGACACCTCATCCCCATCCGGCCCAGTCATATACAGACGGGCACGAATCTGAACGGCCGCGAACCGTGGCCCCGAATCATGCGTCCTCGAAATCGTCATCTGAACGCGGCACACGAGCTCGTTCAGGGGGTCATCCACGTCCCCGTGCGTACGCCACACGATCCGGCCCAGAATCGGCCACTCAGGGGCGTATTTGGTGGCCGCAGCCTTGCAGTAGGCGTAGATGAAGGGGAGGGGGGACACCGCCACTAGAAGCCCCCGTTCGCCGCGACGACGCGTCGAAACGCGCCGATGCCTTTAACCGGCACACTGCGGACGGCACTATGCCGGTCCGTGCGCCGCCCCTGAGCATCGTAATAGACGCGGTGACCGAACTCGGCGTGCGCATCATAGTCGGTGCCGCCGGAAATGGAGTAGTCGACTTTCCCCTGCTCCAGCTTGATGGAAGCAGCGAGCTCACCAGTGTCACTGTGCGCGGCGACCTCAGCCTTGACCTCCCCGTACACCTTCAGGGCGGCGGCGCGGAACTCGGCCTTACCGGCGACAACGGCAGCAATCGCCTCATGCGTCTTATCGTCGTCGTAGACCTCGATATTCATCGGGCCTCCGTTCCGAGCGTGTCACAGCGGACACTGAAATGCTTCGTCATGGGGGAGGCGTCATAGGTGAGAGCCTCACCAGCCTGCTGGAACGTCTTCCCCACCAGAGAATCAGGCCCCTTGATGATCTTCACCCACGAGTGCGGGCCACCCGGCCACTTACGGCCAGTGCCCATGATCTTCAGGGTCGTCTCATCGGTCAGGTCACCGCGGATGACACGGTTCTCGGTCGCTTTGAGGGCGTTACCGGCCGACGGCTGGACGAGGACCTTGTCGACGGTGAACGTCTCTCCCCGCTCGTAGCGGCGGCCCGTGCGGCCCTCCTTAACGATGGCGAGGGTGACCTCGACGACGTGGGGGCCGTTCTCCAGGTAGCGGCCCCGCCTGGCCCGGACCCCTACCACAGGGTCACCTCATCATCATCGATGATGGGGGTAACCCCGGCCTCGTCGAGGCGTGAGGGGCCACTGATGTAGGTGGGGTCGACGGTGAGCGTCATGTTCGCGCCATTACGGCCGTAGTGGCGGCGCGCGTACCCATCCATCTCGGCCCCGGCGACCGCGTACCCGCTGGCACCGCCGGTGAGGGCGTCCCAGTCGCGTTGAGTGATCTCCAGGATGCCGGAGGCGACAGCCTGATTAACGCTATAGGTGTAGGTGCCCTCGGTCTCATACTTGTAGAGTCCTCCGCCAGGTGCTCTGAGGACACGGGAGACTGCCTCAGCTTCGACCATCTTCATGACGGACATGAAGTAGTAGTCAGTGCGACAACGGTTGACAGCGCCGGACATCTTGGCTAGGATTAAGGCCTCAGCCCGATCCAGCAAGGCCTGCACCCACGGCTTCTCATCATCTTCGAGAAACCGCAGCAAACTGGCCTGCACATCATCCAGATTCGCTACACTCATGATCGATCCCCCCTTCCTTCAGAACACCTGGCCAAGGGCCGGGCAGCCTTGTGGGCCGCCCGGCACAAGGTCACTTCGACGTCAGCTTCACGAACGCCTTCGGGTCGCGAAGAACCCAACCGAACTGGGCCTCAGCGAGGATCGCACCCAGGTTCCGGTCGAACAGGTCCACGCCACCGGCGCGCTCCTTAGCGACACGGTAGGAGATCGACTCCACGAAGCCCAGACGCAGGGCATCCTTGAAGTCGCCACCAATACCGAGGAGCTTTGCAGCACCAGCCTTCGCCTTCTCGTAACCGGAAACGGCACGAGAGTAGGTAGCAGGCACACCCAGGACAGTACCGAACTGAGCGGTGATGTCCGGGGTCGACTGGTACAGAGGACGACCCTGAGCATCCAGGGCGTTCACCAGGTTGGACCGGAACTTCGGCGCGAGCAGGAAGTGATCGAACCCATACTCCGCCTCATCAGTGTCATCCAGGGTGACAAGGTCGTAGGCGGCGGACAGCTGCTTCGTGAAGTAGCCGGTAGCCGTAGAAGCCAGGTCCAGCTCAACCGACTTCGTGGTAGAGACAAGAGCCTCCTTGCCGGTGATCGCAGCACCCGTGGTCGCATCCACACCGTGAATAACAGCAGTGTCGATGGCGCGGGCGATAGCCTCACCGAGAGCCTTCTGGATACGACCGTACTCACCGAGCGGGTCCGCCTTAGCGGTCTCCTCCGAGTACAGGATCATGACCGCAGCCTTCACGGGCGTAACGGTCTTGACCTTCGACTCAAGAGTCGCGACCGGCTTCAGACCGGCCTCCTGAACGATACCGGCAGTGGGCTGACCGACCGGGATCGGGATCGCGGTACCGTTGATGGATACCGGAACGGACCCGGCGAGACCCTGAACAACAGATCCCTTCAGGGCGTTGTCCCAGACTCCCTTGACGACGGTCTTGGGAAACGCAGCCTCGTTCCCCGTATTGGCCGCGAGAATCTTCTTTACTGTCTCGATCTTGGCTTCGACCTGGTCGCTATTCTGCGCAGGTGCAGGCATCTAGCCCTCCTTCTGTGTCAGTCGGAGAACCCGAAAAACTCCAGGGCCTCAGCCAGCCCCTCGTCCTCGGTCTCCAAATCGGCGTCCACCGCAGGGTCGCGGGGGACGGATGGTGCGGCGGGAGCGGTTGATGCCTGCCCGCGCAGCGTGGTCAGGGCATTGATCTGCTCCTGCCACGAGTCCTTGTCGCCCGAGAGGAAGCGGGCGAACGTGTCGGGGATGTCGGCCTTCTTCAGGGCCTCCACCTTGGCTGCATGCTCGGCGGCCTCCTTCTCGGCGGCCTCCTTAGCTGCGATGACGGACTTGAGCTCCTCGATCTGGGCGCGAAGGTCATCGACGCTGACCTTCGGCTCCTCTGGGGTCTCCGTCTTCTCGGGTTCCTTCACCTCGGGCTCGGCGGCCTTAGGCTCGGGCTCCTTGGTGGCCTCCTCGGGCTTCTCCTCCGCCTTGGCCTCAGGCTCGGCGGCCTTGTAGTCCGTGGTGCTGATGGGCTCGTCGGGCGCCTGCGCGTCATCGACGGCGGGTGCTGGCTGTGATGGGGTGCCTGTCACGCCTTGCGCTCCTTCAATTGCTGTCGGAAGTACTTGTTCATGGCCCGATGGGCCTCGGGGCCATGAAGGTCATGGTCCTTCACGACCTCATTGTACACGCGTTCGAACTCTTTGTGCTGATCCTTCCCCTCCCAAGTTCTTGAGGTGAAAACCGGCACAATCGTGCAGAAGTCGTTCTCGTGGAATCGGTCCACACGCAGACCAGCCGACTCGGACGTCTTATAGGCCGGGCCACGGGACGCCAGCATCGCGCAGAACCCACACGGCCCGTTCTTGTTCGGGTGCGTCACCCTAGCGAACGCGAACGGCCGCACAATCAGATTCCCCCGACGGTCACGCCGGTACCGGTCCGGCACATCCGAGAAGACCTTCATCTTCCGGTGCCGCTCCTTAACCAGCTCCTCCTCATCCAGGGCCTTGATCGCCTCATCAACGCGCTCAGCGATCGTTTCGAACGCCTCATCAAACGACATGCTGGGACGCCGACGGCGCTCCACCTTCTCAATGTCCCGCTTGATCGCCTCCCGAGTCTTCTCGGAGAACCCACCCAGGTTCTCATCAAGATCGTCCAGAGCCCCGTCAAGGAGATCAATCGAGTCCGGGGCGGTATCGATAGCGTCAGCGATCGTTCGCCGCGCAGAAGCCAGCACATGCCCCTGAAGGCGCTGCTGGAGCCTCCTGTACCCCTCGCGGGACCCGTCATTACCGCGTACCTCTATGATAGTGCGACGCACCGTATCCGGCGAATACCCGGGCTGCGGAGGAATCCACGACTCGGCAGCACCGCGGTTGCGGGCCTGCCCACGCAGAAACAGTGCTGCCGCCGCCCACGCCTGCTTCCTAGCCGCCCACACCAGAGGAGTCAGCAACTCACCCACATGCTCCTCCGGAGGAGGCTCAGGAAGATTCTCCAGCGGCCGAGTCACCTCCTCAACCCGCCGCCGGAACAGCATCACAATACTGCGCAGGATGGAGTAGAAGAGCGCCTCACTCACTTGGTGGCCTTCTTCTGGTTCTTCACGCCCTTCGCCTTAGCGTCAGTCGTGTTCTCGGAGAAGTCATCCGACTCCAGGGGCTTCTTATTCGCCGGGGGCTCCTCCCCCTCCTCCTTGGTGGCGTCCTCAGGAATCTCCGGGGCCGGGGGCATCTCCATGCCAGCCTGCGCGTCCATCTCCTGGGAGCGGGCCTTCTCACGGCGCAGCTGCTCCGGAGTCAGGTGCATGAACTCGCGGACCGTCTCCTCACCGATCACGCCCTGAGACTGGGCCTGAAGGGCGGTCGCCATCTGGGCGCTCGTCGACGGGGCCGCCGCGTCACGCCACACCACCTCAAGGGCCTCAAGCCCCTTCAGCGACTTCCCGTGAGCCTGCGCGACGATACGCCCCACCTTCTCCAGGGAGTCACTGAACTGCCGCTGCTTGTTCTCAGCCCGGGCAATGAGCCGGTCCTTCGCCACCCGCAGAGCCTCCGCACTGGTCGGGTTATTGTCCGAGGACACACCCATCATCGACGGCGGAATACCCGTCATAGCGGACAACTGGAGCGCATACGACCGGTAAGCGTTGATGAACGGGTCCAGAGCCATGCCCGTCAGCTGCTTAACGTCCGCACCCTCAGGGAGCGCCATCAGGTTACCCATGTACGCCTGCATCTTGTCCGGGTACTGGCGGATCATGTCATCGGCGCCGCGCCCAATCACGACACGCATGGGTGCGGACGCGACCTCCTGCGCCATCTGAAGGTTCGTCAGCGTCCTAGAGGCCGCGTCAATGACCCCCGCAAGCTCACGCAGGTCAGAGCGCCCATACTTGTCGTTGATGCGGGCACGGTTGAACATCGGGACGATGGAAGCCCCCCACGAGTCCTCACGCCCCGACCCGTCGGACTTCCACCCGTAGTTGCCCTTCACCCAGAACTGGACGCCATCAGGCGTGTAGTAGGTGGCCCCAACCTTCCCGTCATCGCGACGGTAGATGACCATCCCCTCGATGAGCTCGCCACGGAAGTTGATCCGCACCCGGGCATGCTTCGCATCCACAGCACGGATCGACGCGAACTCGTGCGTACCATCCGGGGGCGCGATCACCCAGTAGGCGACACCCGCGGCAATCGCCTCACTCGCAGCCAGATTGAACTGCGAATCCATGTCATTCGACTGCCACACCTTCCGGAGCAGGTCAACGACACCGGTCTTCTCGTCGTCGGCGACACGGTAGCCATCCGGGATGAGAATCTCCGTGAGCACGTCCACGGCCATCTTCGCGAACGGGGCCTGCAACTCCAGGACGCGGGCCTTCTCCGGCAGGCTGATCCCCACCGCGTCGAGGCGCTTCTTGCCCTCGTAGTAGGCCTCGTAGGTGTTCGGGCGGTACGCGCCGGAAGCGAACTTCGCGGCCAGTTTCTCAAAGCTCATAGGAAGATACCCCATCCGCCTCTCGGCTGGTTCATGTCGGCCCACTCCTTACTGTCCTTGACATGACGATACAGCATGCGGGCGCCGATCATGCAGACCGCCAGGTCGATCTTCTTCGATGACTTCGGGGATTCCTTCTTCACGGACCAGCGCCCACGGAACTCGCTCACGCGACAGTTCGACACATGTTCACCCATGGCGCTATCCCCATCGTGAGTGAACGTCTTCTGTTGAATCTCAGCGAACGCGATCTCCGCCGCCTCAGCGAACTGGTAGGAGTGCGACCGCATATCCCACGCGATAGGAGACGCCGACATGCCGCCCCTCACCGCATGGCAGATGAGATTCTCCCCAAGGTCCTCCGGCCACGACGTGCGCACGAACGACTCCCACTCACGCACATCCGCCCAGAACGCCACAACCTCATAGGTCTCGAAAGCCTTACGCACAGCGGCATCAACGGAGGCCACATTCACCACACCAAGCGGCTTCTCCGGCTTCCAGTGCCCGATCTTGAAGATGTGCCCATCCTCCATGCAGCACCCAACCAAGGCCGTGTGGTCGTTGGACTTGGAACCATCGAAGAACATGACGATCCGCTCACCCGGCTCAACCTTCCGATCCGGCTTACGCAGCTGCGTCCACTCCTCCAACGTAATCCAAGACGCCTCCGCCGCATTCGGCCGATTCAAGAAGAACCTGATCGACCGCGACTCTGGGTACTCCGGAGACCAAATCTGCTCCTTGATGGCCTCCAGATTCACCCACGGGCAATCCTCATACACATACTGCAAGGCCTCAGTCAGCCCAACCTGCCCCTCAGCTGGCTCATCCGTCAGAACCGTATTCGGAGGGGCAACACGCGCATCATAGAGAGACTTCGTCTTACCGCGAGTGAGACCATCCTCCTGGTCACACCAAGCCTCGAAGACCGCCTCAGCTGAGGACTGCTCACCAGGAACCCAGGCGTTACAGGTCCCCATGAACCTGCCGCCCATCTTCGCTGCGTTCTGCTGAATCGTCTCCAGCATCGCCGGGCCGCCCTGGGCCGGTAGCCAGTGCTCCAACTCATCACCAACGACGAAGGACACCTCACCACCCTCCATGGACTGGGCGGACGACGTCATCTGCTGAAGCTTCCCCCCGCCAGGAGTCTCAATGAACGTCTTCGCGACCTCAAGATCATACTTACGAGCAAGCGGCCCCTTCTTCTGACAGAACGCCCTAACCATACGGATAGTATTCGCGGTTTGGGATTCCGACGTGGCCACAATCTGTACGAGCGGCATACTCATCGGCTTCGCCACCACCCCGAACGGGGCGTGCATGTCGAAGTGGTCGAAACGGCACGGCCCAAGCAACTCGAACAAGCACGTAGCAGCAGCGAACGGCGAGTTATGGGTCACCACCATCGTCTCACCCACCAGGTAGAGCCCGTCCTCAGCCTCCACAGTGATACAGCGAGCATCAACCGGGGCCACCCTACGCACATCCTTGATGACGCGCGGAATAGGCTTCCTACGCATCTCACGCACCCGCTCCGCCCTCCTAGGAAGGGTCACGAGGTTCTGATGCTTGTAGGGCTTGAACGTCAGCCTATAACGAGGACCGGTAACACGACCGTAGAGCTTTGCCTCCGACTCGCGAACATTGACTTTAACGCCCACGGAACGCAGGAGGAACGCCATGCCGTCAGCGATCTGCTTGCGCACCTGGCAATACTCCGCAGAGCCCTTCGTGTCCACGTAGCCGTCAGAGTCCATGAGCCCCTGAATGAGAGCCCTGCGCTGCTCCACGCTGGCGTAGAGGTACTCCTCAGGGATGTGCTTGTCGTTCAGGACACCAGCACTACGAAGATCAGCAGCCAGCTTCAGGATGCCGACACTGCGACCTCGGCCGCCTTCCTTCTTGGCGCCTATGGCCCCAATGTCATACCCAGCGGCCTGCATGCACTCACGAACATGAGGCAGATCGTCCACATCACAGGTAATGTTCCCTAGGCCCGTAGACCCATCGCCGAGCCAGTAGCCCAGCACCCACGGGTCCACAGGCAGGTCCCGCTCAGGGAACTCCAGCGGTTCAGTCTCAGGGAGAGCGAACTTACCTACGCCCGCCTTCGTTGCCTTCGTAGAGCCCTTCGTGAGCGGGCGGTCATACGCGAGCCCCTCACGGGCCATGGCGCGCACGTCCAGGGTGCGACGCTTACGCTTCGAGGAACCCACGAACTCATCGACCGTGAACAGGTGCTCGCCAGAGACGGTCAGGACGGTGCCATCGGATACCTCAACCTCCCACGTGTCCCACTGTCCCACTGGATGCAGCTGTGTGACCCTGGTAGGCTTGCCCGATGGATGGAACACGTAGTCGCCGACGGCAAGGTCGCCGAACCGACGCCACCCATCAGGAGTAAAAATAGATGTGAGCAAGCTTACAGCTTTGCCACTTCCCTTGCTTAACCTTCTAATTCCCTGGCGATACACAAAGGAGCCCCTATTAGTCAGGGCGTAGAAATGAGCCAGAAACTCAATCTGCCTATCCGTCGGAATGAATGGCTGCCCAGCACGCGGACCATTCGGCTGAATCAGGTTATCCATCATCCAAGCCGCCGCATGATAGCCGAGCGTCCGCTTAGGAAGCTCAACAGGAAGCGTATCCGTCCGCTCCCGGGGTGCAGGGAGCGTCTCAGTCACTTCGCGGCCCTGGCCTTAGCCCACGCCTGCAACGCAGTCACACCAGCCGACTCAGCCTCCGACTCATCAATCCGATTGATCTCGATCTGCACGCGCCGACGATCACCCTCAGTCAGAAGCAGGCTCGTGAGCATCGTGTTCACCGCCGCCAGCATCGTCGGCGACCGCCGCTCCTGCTTCTTGTAGTTCGACAGGTCATCGCACGCACTGTAGAGGACGATCCAGTCGGACGGCTCATAGTAGCGGGTGAACGTCGACTGCTTGACCGACTCCCACAGCTTGGCCGCGATCGGATGCCAACCAGGGTCAGGCTCAGGCGGCTCAACCTTATCGGCGATCACATTGACCGGCTCGACACCGTGCTCGAACTTCCGCGCCTGTGTGATGCGGTGCCCCTCAGTGGACCGCTTAGGAATGGGGCCTTTAACTCCCATTGATTCCTCCTACAAGTAACCGGGGTGTTTCGGCTTCGGCCGCGGGCCTCTAGCCTTGCTGCGCCGATTATAGCGCCGACGCCGAGCCTCCACAGCCTGCTCCTGCGTCCGCACCATGTGGCAGTGCTGGCACAGACTCCTGAGGTTCTCCGGGACATGCGGCCCATCCGGGAAAATGTGATCTACCTGATTCGCCGCCGCACCACAGAACACACAACAACGCCCATCACGCACAAGAACACGCTCACGAATCTTACCCCAATCCTTAGGTAGCTCTTTCCGCCTACGAGAGTTCTTCTGCCACGCCATCAGAGACTCACAGTGTCGATATCGAATCTGACATAGAGGCCATAACGGTCGCTCAGGAGCGTAGAAATCTGAATGAACAGCTCCTCCACCGCCCGGTCCCTGTCGTCCGCAGCAGCACTCTGGGCGGCATTACGGGCGAGAGGCGGCCGATTGTCCGCACCAGTCTCACGCATAGCCTTCAGGGCCTCAACAAGATCATCAGCAGCCTGATCCAGGTCAGCGAGGACGAGGTCCGAATGCATGTGCGCGATCTCCTCAGGAGTCATGCGTAGACCCTCCCCTCGATCTCCCACGGCTGGACGACGTGGTGGCTCCAAGTGCCTTTCTTGGTGCGCTTGGGCTTGACAACGCCCATGATGCAGGGGTGGCCCTGTTCGAGGAGCTCACGTGCCGTCGGGTATCGCTTCTTACGCTCCTCCTCAGCAGCCTTCACCTCGTCGCGCTTCCTCTGGGCCTGACACGCAGAGCATTCACCATGTGAAGCGTGGGAGACGGTTCCGGGCATGTCGTTCTTGGTTGTACCGCGAGGACGCATCGGACGATTGCAGATGACGCAGTGCTGGTCTCGACTCCAGTCGAGGAGGACTCCTGGCATGATCTCGTTCCTTTCAGTGTGGTGGACTGACTAGGCAAGTGTAGCACAAAGGGCGAGGCCCGGTCGATCACGAGGCTCAAACTCCGAGGAAAGGAAAAACTCAAGGAGCGAGCAGGACCAACCGGGCCTCTGTCAGCACTGCTGACTGTACCACGGTGCACGCCGAAGCGCAACCTACTTGAACGCAGAGCGGATCAAGTCGATCCCTTTGTCGGTAAGCCACACAGACTCCGATGCTTCATGCCGGAAGACGCAGACCCCCTCGCGCCAAGCGCGCTCAGTCGCCCTCGGTACGTTGCGCCGCTTCCCCCTGTAAATGTACAAGTACCCTGCACCCTTCAGGAAAGCAACAACGAAATCAAACGACACGACAATCCCTTCTTGGCGGAGCATCCCCACAACTGAACGGATCGTGCGCTTATTGACGCGGACGCCCTTCCTGCTTTTAGGGGATGGCCAGCTTTCGCCCGCATAAGACGCCTCACCTTCGCCGTCCGCGACTTCGCCTGCACGCCCCTCGTCCTCCGGCTCCCAACTTAAACGGGCATACACCCCCTCGTCCCGAAGAACCCTCTGCGTCTCTTCAAGCGGGTGATTCTTATAATGTTCAAGTCGCGACCGGGCATACTCAATATTCATGACTTTCTCGGCAGTGTCGCAGTCACTCCTCCTGACCTTAGGCGGTATCAGGGTGGCATAAGTATAGTGCCATAAATCCCACCCACAGTTCAGCAGCAACGCTTTCTCGAACTCGTTTTCGACGGCATCCCATTCCTCTGCGGATGAAGCGAAACTAAGGGAAACCATCTCCACTGCGCACCTGTAAGGGATCGCCAGGGTTTTGTCTTTAGGGGTGAGAGAACTCTCGTGGCTGTGGCGAGCAAGATCGTAGGCGCGGTTAGCGCTTTCGCGACACCAACACACCGCCTTCAAGCCAGCCGCAAGCATGTCGCAGTAGTCGCCGAACCTGACATAGGCACCTAATGCGACATTTTCGTGCGGGATAACGATGGAGAGTTCTACGTCAGCAACGGGGAACTTAAATGTTCCATCGCGTGGCGACGTCTTGTAGCGCGTATCTGCTGAACTCAGTTTGGTTGTCATCCGCTTTGCAGTAGGGGATGTTTTACGAGTTGCGGTTCGATTGGGTGTGCGGCGACTCCTGGGCATGATACTTCCTTCTCTGGGTGAAGCTGATGCACCTATTGTCAACCACTCAGCTGAAGAAGTCAAGGCTTAGTGTGGGGAGGACAAGGAGAGCGTTGTGCTCTGGAGCACGTTCTTCGTCATTGCTTCGACGCCTCGCGCACACGCACACGCGCGCACGCGCGTAGAGAGTGTTTCTCTTAATAGGTTCTATTACAGGTTTGGGTGTCACTCTGACCCCCCCCACCAGTCACTCTGACACCCCCCCACCAGTCACTCTGACAGGGGGTGTGCGCCGATGCTGCACCCTGCTACACTGAAGTTGGTCGATGTAGCCCCCCGCAAGAGCACATATCTCCTCTCTTGCGGGGGGCGTTTTCTATCTGCTACCGTCTGACTCACAACGACCAACAACTCAAAAAAAGGAGATACCCATGACCGACATCGTTGTCCACACATTTGAAACCCACCAGGTCCGCACCCTCATCGGTGCCGACGGCGAACCCCGCTTCGTCCTCACTGACCTCTGCAAGGCCCTCAACATCAACAACTCCTCCGACGTGGCCCGACGCCTCTCGGACTCGATGAAGGGGGTCGATCTGATCGATACCCCTGGGGGACGGCAGAAGGTCACCGTAGTTACCGAGGCTGGCATGTACTCAGTGGTACTGCGCTCCGATAAGCCCGAGGCAGTGAAGTTCCAGGAGTGGGTCACTGGAGAGGTCCTCCCCAGCATCCGCAAGACCGGCTCCTACAGCCTCCAGCCCCGCCTCGAAGGCGCCGAACTCATGGCCGCCGCCCTCATCGAAGCCCAGAAGACCATCGAAGCCGCACAGCAGCGAGCCGAGTCTGCCGAAGCCCAAATCGAGGCCGACAAGCACCACGTCCAGTACTCCAAGACCCTCATCGCCTCCAACGCTGACCTCCTCGTCAAGCAGGTTGCAGGCTCCATCACCGCCGCCGGAGTCCACGTCGGCCCCGTCAGCCTGTTCGAATGGCTGCGCAGCAACGGGTGGCTCTGCAACAACCGCGGCCGCCTCTGGAACAACCCCACCCACTGGGCCGTAAGTAAGGGCTACATGCGCTCCCATGTCACACTGGTGACCACCAGCAGCGGCTCCATCGAGAGGGTCACACCGCTCGTGACTACACTGGGCCAGCAGAAACTCATCACCGGGTTCCTCGACGGAACCTACAAGCTGCCCGACAACCACCCCACCATGAAGAAAGGAAACTAGCCATGAAACCCAAGACCTACCACGACATCGACGACTTCACCCCCATCCTCGCAGGCCGCTACGTCACCAGCATCGTGGACGACACCATGATCCTCGACGACGGCACGCGCCTAGAGTTCGAGGGGAATTACGGCTGCTGCTGCGGCTCCGGCGACTACGACATCACCAGCATGTTCCAGCGAGGCACCCCGACCGCCCGCATCATGTCCGCCGAAGTGGAAGCCTATGACGTCGACCCATACAGCGAGTACAGCGACACTGTCTACACGCTGTTCGTCATCGTTGAAGACGAGCGCCTCCCCCTCGTCGAATGCCAGGGCAACGACGGCAACGGCTACTACGGTAGCGGGTTCACCGTCACCGTCACCGTCCCAGAGCAGGAGAAGCGATGATCCGCTGCTACTGGACATGCCTCGACTACAGCCCCGCCTACAACCAGCACTACACGGACTTCATCCTGGAAGTCCAGCGCCGAAGCAACGACGGCGACGACTGGCAGACCATCCACACAGAGGGCTTCACCCAAGACTGGGACGACCCAACCACCCCCATGCCAGACGGACTCCTCCAACGCGCCGCATACAAGGCCGTCCGCAAGCTAGGCTTCGACTACCACGACTGCGTCGAGTATATCGAGCGGCAGGTCTACGACCGCGGCACCTACGAGCCCATACCGGTAGAGCTCCCCGAAGACCGCGTGTCTGCGCTACCATCAGGAGAGCCCCCCTACTAAGCAAGAAAATGGGGGGCCTGGGGCAAGCAACCCAGGCCCCCCGGAGGTAGGCAAAGGAGATAATATGTCATTCGCAGCCCTCACGCAAGCCCTCAACCTTCCGGCCCGCATCACAGGCCCCGCCCGCATGGTCGCCGTCGCCCTGGCCGACCACATGAGCCCCAACCCAGAACTAGACAACGCCATCTGCTGCTGGCCATCAATCGCCACCATAACGAAAAAGGCGGGCGTATCGGAGTCCACAGTCCACCGCGCCATCAAACGCCTAACTAGCGAAGGCGTCATCACTGTCACGCATAGACGCGACCAGGTAACCAATCGGACAAACCTCTACAGGTGGCACCCATGGCTTATGGAAGACTGGGACGACAGCCCTATGCGCAAACGCGAAGAGGAAGCGCGCGGATATAGCTACGACACCCCTCAGGAGCCCCAGGAGCAGCCCAACGAGCCCACACCCGCACCAGACCCCACCCCCGTCGAGAAACCCGCCCAGAAGCCCGCAGACGGCTTCGACCAGTGGTGGGCCACCTACCCCAAGAAAGTCAAGAAACGCGACGCCGAGAAAGCCTACCGGGCCGCACTCAAAACCGGGGCCACACCCGAACAGCTCCTCCAGGCCCTCCACCAGCACGTCAACAACTGGCGAGCCAACGGCACAGCCCCCCAGTACATCCCCTACCCCGGCACCTGGCTGAGGGCAGGCTCCTGGGAAGACGAACTCACCAACCCCGAAACCAGCGACGGCACACCACCGCCCGTCATCAACCCCAAAACCGGGAAACCCCTCACCAGAGACGACTTCGGCTACGCCTGCCTCGACGCAGGCATCGACCCCAACCGGTACATCAACTACTGGAAGCCCTACATGGGGCTCCCCAACAGCCCCGCATGGCCTCAATGGGCCGCCAAAATTGACAAGCACTGCGGCCGCGCCTAACCTAACCCCCATCAGCACAACCGAAAGGAACCCCCAATGATCGACGAAATGCCCACCATCCTGGCCTTCGCAGGCCCCAACAAGTGGCACCACCTCATCGCCCCCACGCGCACAAACCTGACAACACAAGGCGCCGCCACCCTCGTCGGCTCCGCACTTGGCACCTGCTCAGGGCCAAGAAGCGACACCCTCAACATCACCACACTCACCGAGCTCGCGACCGCCTCAATCATCATCTCCAACAAGATCGCCAACACGCTTTTCACCATCAGCGCGCTGACCGTTTTCGAGGAAGCCCGCCGCACGGCGAGAATCCTCAAAAACAACACCCCCATGACGCACCCGGCGTTCAACCGCCCATTCATCAGGTCCACCTCTATGTTGAAGGTCGTGCGATCTGAAGACCCGGCAGTCCTCACCTGGCTGCTCGTAGACCTCATCCGCATCGCCGACCACATCGTCGACTACGCCTAACCTCCGCGGGGGCCGCCAACACCAGGCGGCCCCTACCCAAACCCAACAGCGCAATGAACATTGAAGCAGCCGTCATCGGCATCGCCCTCTCCGGCTCCAGGATCGCCCTCCTCGACCTCGACGTCGTAGCCCCCTACCACTTCGCAGACACCCGCAACAGGGCCATCTGGGGACTCATCGAGGACTACAAGGCCAAGAACCCGTCCCAGGGCCTCGACCCGATGCTCCTCGTCGACAAGCTCCCCACCATCACGGAAGCCCGCGTCGACGCCGACTACCTCCTCGACTGCCTCCAGGCCGCTCCCGTAGCGGCCGAGGCACTCGCCTCCGTCTACGCGGACAAACTCATCAACGAGTCCGCCAGGCGGGGCCTCCAGGAGGCGTGCATGCGGGGCCTACAGATCATCGAGGCCGGTGGGGACGCCTCCGACGCCGAAGCAGAAGTTCGCGAGCTCCTCAACCACGTATCCACAGGCTCCACAACCCTTGTGGATAACCAGGCGTGCCTCAACCAAATCACCAACTTCACCACACAACAACAACCCTTCACCCCAACCCCCTGGCCCGAACTAAACGACCTCCTCGGAGGATGGAAACCAGGAGGCCTCTACATCGTCGCCGCCAGGCCAGGAGTCGGAAAAACCGTCCTCGCCCTCCAAGCCGCCCTCAACCTCGCAGACACCGGCCACGTCTACCTCGCCAGCCTCGAAATGAGCGGCACAGAAATCTGGGGACGCATCATGGCCCAAGTCGCCAACGTCCCCGGAGACGCCGTCACCCGCCGCCGCTGGCCCACCAAAGACGAACAAGCCCGCATGGAGGCCGCCGCACCCATCCTCAAACAACTCCCCCTCCACTTCGACGAGAGAGCCAACCTCACCATAGGCGACTTCGTAGCCACCACCCGCCTCCTCCACCGCGAACACGGCCTCAAAGCCGCCTTCGTCGACTACATCGGCCTCATCAACGCCGCCCCCGGGGACAGGCGCCAGCGCTGGGAACTCATCGGCGAATACACCAGGACACTCAAGAACCTCGCGAAGGACCTCCAGATACCCGTAATCGCCGTCGCCCAGCTCGGCAGGCAAGCAGAAGCCCGCCCCAACGGAGAACTCAACCTCAGCGACCTCAGGGAGTCCGGAAACATCGAGCAGGACGCCAACGTCGTCATGCTCCTCTCCTGCCCCAACGAGAACGGGGTCGTCGACTGGGCCAGGATGGACGTCTACGTAGCCAAGAACCGTGAAGGACGCACCGGCCACGTCCTCCTCAAACGTGAAGGAGACTACAGCCGCTTGTCGCACCTCGGCTGGACACCCGACTACCAGTGACATACACTGACACCATCAGCACAGCAGAAAGGAACCCCCAAAATGAAAACCCTCACCCCACTAGGTGCAGCACTCCACCGCCAATTCGCCGCCGAAGCCCTCAGGCAACCCCACCAATACGGCACCCTAGAAGCACGCGACTACCCAGACGGCACCGTCGTCCTCAGCCGGGCAGGCTACGCCTTCCAACGCAGAGGCAAAGGATGGGCCATGGCCGGAGACCCCTGCGGCCCCGACATCATGGACGCCCTCAGCCAAGACGGCGGCCCCTACGAAATCATCTACGTCCCCAAAGTAGGCGACCCAAGATTCAGAGACTAAACGACCACCCCCAACCAAAAAGGACACCCCCCAGCTTTCCACACCGGGGGGCGCCACCAGAAGAACTACGAACAGAACGAGAATGTCTAGGTTGTTCGTACAGCAAGGAGTATACCATGTCATCACTACCCGTCGTCAAAGCCACACCAGACGACATCAAACTCAGACACGCCGAAGCCCTCACCGGCATCGACTACAAGACCATCCACGACGCCGCCATAGCCGGACACATCCGCCACCGCCGCGTCGACGGCCCCTACAGCTTCCGCGTCCACCGCCCCGACGTCCTCGCATGGGCCGCCAACAAGAAGACGATATAAGCATGCCCAACTACAAACCCAAGCAAAGACGCAGACGACGAAAAGTGCAGCAACCCACAATCGTCTGCGCGCAATGCGGAACGCCCCACACCCGACGACGCGCAGGCTCCATCTACTGCTCCAAAGCATGCGCCACCAAAGCAAGCTCCATACGCCGCGCCGACCACAGGCGCGAGGCCGCCAGAAAATGGCACCAAGAACACGCCGAACAAGCACACGCCAAGGCCAAGAAATACCGACAAGCCAACAGAGACAAAGAAGCAGAGCGAGTACGTAGGTGGCAGCAAACACCTAAAGGGCGCGCCAGAGCTGAACTCGAAGGCAACGCCACGCCGGAGTTCATCGAAGCAAAATGGGATGCAAGCGACAAGACCTGCTGCCTCTGCGGCCAGCCCATCGACGACACACTCCCAGGGACGCACCGCATGGGTCGTACGCTCGAACATCTAACGCCTCTCAGCCGCGGTGGGAGGAACGACATCGATAACCTCGACTTTGCCCACCGAAGCTGCAACTCCAGCAAGAAGGAAAAAACCCTGGAGGAGTACCGGGAGCGACTCAGATGATCCCCTCCCCCTGGGCAAGCCCCCGAGAGCGCTACTGGCCGCCTCTCGGGAGTCAAGTCCACTTGACAAACCTGCACACATTGCCTCGGCATAT